ATCATTTATCAAAATACGCTTTGTATGATGAACACCCATAATTAATTCACAATCATCAAAACCAAGTTCATCTAAAATACCTCTTGTTAACTTACGATGTTTTTCTAAGCGTGATGTGGTAAAAATAATTTTACAACCAGATTTCTTTTTACTCAACAAAGCTGCCACATTATTCCATAATGGTTCTGTTTCTGTATAGTAATCCCATTTAGATTTAATAATAGTACCATCAATATCACAGAAGTAAGTTGGCTTGTTGTTAAAATCAAACCAATCTTCTGCGGTACCAACATCAATAAAGTTTTTTACTTCACTTTCAAAAAATATGTTGTTTTGTGAAATCATATAGTCCACAATATTAGACACAAAGATTTCATCTGTTGTTAATAATTTATCAAATGTATCAATAAAACTTTGTGCAGTTTCAAATTGGTAACCGCCAACACAGAAATGATCGCTTACAATTTTCTTTTCAATAACAGAGTTAATAATACCTTGATCATTTGTAAGAGTATAACTTTTAGCACCAGCAGTTCGTATGCGTGGGTGCTTTGATAGTTTAGCAATATAAATTACATTTCCATCTTGCTCTGGCGTTTTATAAAATCCATCACAATCTTTAATCAATAATTGTGCCAATGGATTTATACGACCTCGTTTAATGGCTTGATAAACAGTATCAGCCGGGCCTTTTGTTAATTTATCCAATACAACAATATCTACTTTGCTACCAAGTGCTTCTTCTAATTTTTTGCGAGCCATATATTTTTCATCATGCTCTTTAAGTATTACAATTGTGACGCGGTGTTTATCAATATAATGTTCTGCTGCATTTTCAACCATCAGGCGACCAGCATAATCAGTCAACAAATATTTTGGCCTCATATTAGGAAATCGTGATGAAGCACCTGCACAAGGAATAATTACTTCCATAATTTTTTTATCTCACTTTCAACAAATAGTTTATCATCATTAAAATATGTGTATGGTAAAACACGCATAAGCATCAGTATTAATAGGTAATCGTTTATACTATATTCAAATGGTTTGATGGCATTTTCAATTACTTTAAGCTTAGAATCAAAATAAAAAGTTTCTTTACGAACAAACCATTTGCAAGTAATGTCTTGGCGAAGTTTTGCTAAATCAAAAACATACGAATCATATTCTGTGGTTAGTGGATCAATCAATACAAAATCGTTTTTCAAATCATATAGAATATTATCTAATGTAAAATCACCATGATATTCAGATGAGGGTAAAGTTTTTGGCAGTTTAGCATATAACTCATTGGCTGTAAATGGCAATTCATATCTTGTCCATGGAAATACAGACAACTTTTGATCATAGGTGTGTGAATAATCTTTTTCTATTACATCTTTTGATAATGTAGTGATTGTTTGTGTAATAAATTCTGCTAAATTTTTTACATCATGTAATGTCAAATACGTTTGCATATCTTCATGTTGAATATATTCCATATCATATGAATCACCATACACTTCTAATAATTTTGGAACAGGTAGATTAAGGCGTGATAAAGCATTGTACCTCTCTAGATTGCGGCCAACACCACCAGTTTTACGGACAAAAATGTCATTATCTTTTTGCATTAATTCAACTTTACTCATTGAATGACCTTTCAGTTGTTTTATTACTTTTGCCAAGATTCAAAATCTTCTCTCAATAGGCTATGCCAAGTGCCGTTATGTGGGCCTGGCGGAAACGGGTGATTAGGATTAAAATACATTAAATTTTCTCCAACTAAATCTTTTTCTTTCCAATTTGCTGACATCATTTCTTCACCAATCATGGTGGTTCCATTATCATAAAATTTATCAATTTGATTAAAACAATCTGCATACTTGTTCATGTTTTCTTGTGAAGAAAAAGCAAATTGATCATTACCAAAATCTCTTTGCGGTGTCATACGGCAATTTGGTATATAAAGCTTTGTATTGTCTAAATCATCTAAAAAAGGTATGACAACATTTAAAGCAAAATCATAGCGAGAGCGAATAACCCAATCATACTTTATCTCTGATGTTTGACACAACTCATTTGCTTTCATCAAAGAGTATGTAAGATTCCATGCTGCACGAGCTGGGTCTTTTACTTTCCAATTTGGTTGTGGTGGCGGAACTCTGGTGTATTTTGATAAATCATTTGTTAAAGGCTTTTCTATCATCATAGCGAGTGGTTGATACAGTTCAACTTCTTCTACGCCTGGTGCTTCCCAAACATGGCAAAAAACATCTACATCATAATGATCTAATAGATTTTTTTTGTGATATTCATAACCTTGCTTAACACATCTTGGTTGCCCACTTAAACATAATGCTATTTTCATTTTAGCCACCTATCATTTGCTAAAGTCCAATTTACAACTTGTTCAATTCTTTCACTTAATGCTATTTGTGGTTTCCACCCTAAAGACTCCATATATTCACCACTTAATGAATATCGCAAATCATGTCCAGGTCTTGCAGAATGAAAATCAATCATCTCATATTTAAGCTCTTTATTCTGAACCTGTGCCACCATTTTGGCAAGAGATAGATTATCGATCTCTTCTTTACCAACTAAATTAAATTTAGGACATTTGGCACCACCATAGTCTTGAACAAAAGGACCTTTCAAATTTAAAATATGTAACATACCTTCAGCCACATCTTTTGCATGAATATAATGCCGTGAACCTGCCTTTGTTTTTGTAGGATTTGAATGAATTGTTACAGATTCATTATCTCTTACTTTACGAATACAAAGTGGAATGAACTTTTCTGGATGCTGCCTTTCACCAAATACATTCATTGTATGAGTCACATAGATTGGCATTTCATATGTGTTTTCAAATGCAACACACATTTCCTGTCCACCAGCCTTCGATGCAGAATATGGATTTGTTGAATTGTAACGGTCATATTCTTTATAATAAACACCATCTGGTGCAGGACCAAAAACTTCATCTGTGGAAAAATAAATAAATCTTTCTAAATTTTTGAGATTGCGAGCGTAGTTTAATAAATTAACTGTGCCAACAACATTATCTAAAACAAAATCCATTGGATATTTGATAGCACGGTCAACATGAGAGCCTGCAGCTAAATGTAAAATAATATTTACATCACCGAGAGAATTTACAAGTTGTGAATTAAGTTCTGCCCGAAGGTCATGGAAAATAACTTTAACTCGTTTTCGTGTTTCTACATCAAAACCGCTCATTACATCATGTAAACGATTTAAATTGCCAGAAAAATCTAATCGATCAAGAGATATAATTTCCCAATCAGTTTTCTCAATTAATGTTTCAATTACATGGTGAGCAATAAAACCTGCGCCGCCTGTTACTAATACTTTTTTAGCCATATTTCGCCTCTATCACTTTTTTCCATTGTGGTACTCTATCATACTGATGAACAATTGTAAAGGGTATACCGGTAGATGTTGTTATTTCATTCTCATTTATTTTTGGTTGTGCCTCTATTAGAAATGGTTTAAATTGTTCAATTTTACTTGGATCTGCTGTGGTGCCAAGTTGTGCTGCCCATGCATCTTCAGATCGTAAATATACCGATGTTTCTCTATACGGCGACATTGAAATCATAAAATTAAATGTAGATTGATCACAGATAGGTATTGGTTTACCTTGTGTTGAAACAAAAATATTGCAAATTAAATCTCTCACAGCATAGCCACGACCTGCAAGAACTCCTACATTATAAATTTCATTGTGTTTAAAATTATTATAAATGAATTCGCCAAAAGTTTCAAAAAGATTTTGATTACCCCATGGCTCATCTTTATAATACATACTCTCAGATGCAAACATTAAATTTTTATCTTCTGATAATGTGGTGCTTATATACTCTATTGGATTTTTTTGAAAAACAACATCTTTTACATCGGTGGTAACAACAAACCGATACTCATTTTGTAAGAGAAAATTATAGATGTGCAAAAATCTTTCCACATGAGGTGCTCGACCTGTTTGTGGATAAATTAAATTGCCTTGAGGATCTTGTTGAAAACCAACGACCATAAACCCGGCATCAGAAACTTTCTTTACCGTGTCTTTGTCACAGTTCATTAAAATCAGGACTTTATCACCTTGAAATCCTGATTGATTGATTGAGTTGATCCAATATTTTAACTTAGACCAATCATAGTTTGTTGCACCGCCAATTATCAAATCTTTCATAATAATTCCATTGTATATTAATTATATATACTTTAGCCTCGTGTCAAATTAAGAATTTTTTGTATTTGTTTTTCTAAAATTGGACCACGATTTGGCCAATGAATGTATGGCTGATTTGCAGATTTATAAAGATTTGTCAGAAACGGCATAATAATTTTTTCTATTTGCTGCAAACGAGCCTTATATTCTTCTACTGTTTCATCTTTTTCTGCAATAACAGCTTGATACTCCGCTTCATCAACTGCGGTAAAACCAAAGTCATCACCTTCATATTCTGCCATTATTTTATTAATGTCGTATGCCATTTATTTGTCCCAATTTTTTGCAGCATTGAAATTAGCTTGACTAAATTCTAATCGATCAACTAACTTTACTGCATTACCTTTTAATCTATCTACCGCAACAAAACCTTCTGGTGCAGTAATTCTAAATCCGTTTTCTGTTTTTATAAATGTGCCAATCGATTTGACTGTTTCTAATTTACGAACAATCATTAACTTGGCATCAACCAATAAATTCTGTAAATCAAAAATAAATCGTAGTTGTGCTGCGTTTTGCCGAAAGAACCGCATGATTTCGGTCTTTGCTGCAATACGTTTTCTTTTTGTTTCTTCTTTCTTTACATCTGTAATATCTTTATTTAGCTTAATTTCAACTGAACGAATTAATTCTAATGTATGTTGATTTGTATTTGCAATCTTTTTACCCTCACGCACTTTAGCATTGTTAAATGTTTTAATATAAGTTTTAATTACTTCATTTGTGGAAATTCGGTTTAAAGTTGCAGCACTAATGTTTTGAAATGTGCGACCCGCCAATGAAAGAATTGTTGTAAGTTGTTTCGTTTCTTCTTCTGTAAATGTAGCGGAGCCAGAAGTGTCAACAAATGATGCATCACGAAACCAAATATCTTTTGTGGTTGATAATTTACCAATATCTACATTAAAAGAAGCCTTCATATCTTGCATCTTTTTGCCAGTATATGATGTATGAAACACAACACCAATGTGAGCACTTAACATAGATTGTGCCAACTTTGTATCCGATGGCACCGCATAAACAATGGTGTTTGGTTGAAAGGTAACATACGATTCACCACCAATTGTTTTTGTATCAATGTCACCCTTTGTAAACATCATGTCACCTTGTAGAATGCCTTTGATGCCTAGTTTTGGTAAATAGCGTAACGCTACTTTTAATTTTTGATTGAGGCCATCAGCAGAATGATTTTCATCAATGTCATCGTCTGTGTAGTTTAATTTTGGATTTACATTGAACACACCTTTGGTACCAACAAAAAATTTACCATTCTCTGGATTAATGCCAGCAAAAATCGCAGGCGCACCATCCCATTTTGTTGTGACATTTACTTTGCTATCAGAGTTGCCTGCTAGCATATTGCGAAGTGATTGTAGAAAGTTGATGGCAGACCTGGCACCTGATACACCAAAATTTAGAACTTCATCCTCAATATGCTCAAGGTGAACATTCTTACCTTCTTTACCCTCTGTTAAAAATTCTGTGAAATTCATTTTGCGATTACAAATCTACCTGAAAGTTCTGTTCTTGATGTTACATATTCAAACATTATTCTTAAAAAATCATTAATTTGATTTAATGATTTAGCATCTTTTCTACTAAACCAATCTTTTATAATTGGCATAACTCTATTGATAATATTAATTGCGCTGGCTTGGCCACGCATATAATCATATAATTTTTTATCTTTTTTATCTAAAGATGTTCTCATTTTATCAATTGGTTCCATTTCTTTGTAATATTCTTTTTCACCTTTTTCATAAGCAGCCAAAATTTTTCTAGATGTTGTTGGATCAACAAAACCTAATAACTCACAAAGTATTTTCATAGAACCAATTGAACCTCCTCTTGCTTCTGCTCCGCCACCAATAAATTCTGTCACGAATCTTTTTGCTGAAGGATCATGTCTTAATTTTATTTCGCCGTCATTATTCAAAAAAATTCTTATATCTCTGGTTTCACCTTTTTGTGGAAAAGTTACTCTTTTATATGGTTTCCAATTAGTCACACTTTTAAATTTTATTCCACTTAAATATTTAAGTTCATCTTTACGACTAAAATTAACTTTTACGATTTCAACATCTGACGTTGTTTTTTTTAAAGATAAAGGTAACAAATCTCCACTATCAATTAAATTAGCAGTTAAAACATTTAAATGAGTAAAATTATACGATCCTGGTTTAGCAATTCTCAAATCAGCAATAATAGCATCATATGCTTTTTTGCTAGCAAAATAAATATCTGCTGGGTTCCATTTATTAATGTTTCCAAAAGATGCTTGGTTTTCTTTGGTTATTGGAGCTTTATTTGCTATAGCAAATAATTTTTGTATATTACCCATTACAGCTTCATCGCCGCGAAAATAAAAAATATTTTGATAACCGCTAACTTTAATTTTAAAATCTGGATCAATAGTGGTTATTTCTTTAATTAACTTATTAGCAATTAATAGAGAAGATTTATACCAATCATCATTTTGAATTAAAAAAGAATCAATATCTTTAAAAGATATTCCAGGAGTTGAAATTTTGTCAAAAGATTCTTTAATTAATTTTTCATTTTTTAACTTAAAATTTACATAAGAAGGGTAATTTTTTAAATTCAAAGTAGAATCTACTTTAATAGAACCTAGATTGTCAGCTATTGAGCAAAATAATGCTTGAGCAGATTCTTGTAAAGCTGTTTTATCGGCCATCAAAAACTCCGTTAATTAATCATATATTTATCCTATCACGGTTAACGAATAATGTCAATCTCTTTGTCGCCTGTCCACACTTCTATCTCTGTCCTCAATCGGTTTTCTGTCTGAAGTGTTGTAAATCTACTACAAGCCTTCTTTTTCCACCACTCTACCATGTTTTCCAGATGATGTTTGTCATAGTTCTCCTTGTCTGGTACAAGTTTATCTGTCTTTCCAAGAACCACATCTTTAAAATTGGAGAAACCATAATTTGAATAATAGTATCGTTTTCTTTCAGTCAAACCTTTGGCCTTTTCAATAGTGGTCATAAATGCATCATAATCATTTTTGTGGCTCTTTAATGCGGCTTTGATCATAGCAATAATTGTGTTACTAATCTTTAACTTACGGCTAGAGGCATCAGCAGGAATAAACTCACCTACAATACCTTCAACATAGTTCTTCAAATCATCATAGGGTTTGCCATGCATCATTGGTAAAAAATCAGATTCAGTTACGCCGCCAAATCGTAGATAAGGTTTCATACCATCATACTGCGACACCGATTTTGTGGTGCCATACAAACTGGTGGTTTCAAACAAGCAGGTGTTCATATCATACTTCTTGTTTAACATTTCACGGACTTCATGTGAACAACAGATACCTGCGAGTAATTTTCCGCCAAGATAATTAAAACCAAAAGGTTGTGCTGGCACGATTACAAAGCCCATACCTGCAGCACGATTAAAGGCCTTTGTTGTTTCTAATTCATTGGTCATTACACACTCAAGCAATTCGTTTCTTGGCTTCATCATAATCGTTGGTGAACCAATACGAATAAAACCAATCCATTTCTTTGTATTCTTTTCTATTACTGCAAGGCGTAGATTACGACCAGGGCTATTCAAATTGTTATGTGAAGAAATAATATCCAAATATAATTGCCATCTAGCCGATTCTAATTCAACAACTTCAAATTCCATATCTTGTGGGTTCATTGTAAAGTCATCAAACAAATCAGTTTCAGGCCCACAACCTGGCAAAGCAAATGGTATTTCTGCAAGAGAGTTAAGTTTCTGCTCTCGCATATATTCATCTATTCGATTAAAATCACCAAAATAATTTTCAAAGACCTTGGCACAATGCAAGGCCTGCTCATAATTTAAACTCATACTTTTAAGTCACTAAAGTTACGATTGAATTTACTTTCACGATTACCAAATGTATTAATAGGTCCATTATCTTCATCTTGACCTGAATCTGTTATGCCAACTTGTGCTGAATCTTCAACATCATATAGTCGCATCTTTGATCTATCAACACCAACCACAAATCGTTTGAAAGTATTTGGATCAGAATACCGATTTTTTAATTGTTTAACTAATATTTGATTGAGGCCCTCTAGTTCTTCATTTGTAATTAAAGCAAACATAAAATCGGCCGTTGCAGGCAAACCAAACGATTCACTTGTATCTTCTAAACCAGGATCAGAATTTGTAAAGCCGCTTCGTGTTGTTTGTGTAGCAGAAACAATTGGCAGATTATTTTCAACAGCCAGACCACGAAGTTCTTCAGCAATTGATTTGATATATGTGTAACTGTTTACATTGCCGCCAGGTTTGATACGAGCAGAAGCACAGATGTTGAGATAATCAATAAAGATAATATCTGGTTTAAAAGTTTTCTTTAAAGCCAATTCATTTAACAAAGAGCGAAAATGAAGTGCAGAAGCTGATGCGGTTGGATATTCTTTGATAATTAGCTTGCCATGTGTTTTAACTTTAAGTGATTCAAACTTACGCTCATAATCATTTTTACTCATTGTGTGTAATTCATTGAAATCTACATTTAATAAGTTTGCATCAATGCGCTCTGCAATCTTTTCTTCGGCCATTTCAAGTGTAATATACAACACATTATGGCCTTGAGATAAACAAGAGCCAGCCATATGACACATAAACAATGATTTACCAACACCAGTGCCCGCAAGAGCAATGTTCAAAGTTTTAACGGGTAGACCGCCTTTTGTTATCTTATTGAAAATATCTAAATCAAAGCGAACACGGCTTTCTACACGATGATAGAAGTCATATCGGTCATCAAAGTCTTGTATATAATCGTGACCAACATTACTATCAAATGAAACACCAAGAGCATCACTTAATAACTTTGGTATTTCACCTTTGCTTCGTTTTTTTTGTTTGTCATCTAAGATATGCACAGATTCCATTATGGCATTGTAGATAGCTTTATCTTGACAAAACTTTTCAGTTTGTTCAGTAATCCATGCTAGCTCTACAGTTTCATCTTTAGATTCTTTGATATCATTCAGAAGTTCAATCGCTGATTTTACTTGAGGTTCGGTGAGTAATTTACTCTCAGTAAGATTGATTACAAGAGCTTCATGTGTTGGAAGGTTCTTATACTTGTTGGTAAAATCAAAAACTTCTTTGAAAACAATTCGCTCTGCATCATCGGAGAAATAATCAGAACGAATGAAAGGAATTACTTTGCGTGTAAATGCCTCATTGTATATTAAATTTTTTAGAATTATTTGTTCTAATCTTTTCATTTATTTGATTCTTTCGCTTTAAAACATTATTATCAAAAATGGATACAATTATGTCACCCATCAGTATATCAAATTTTTGATTAGAAATCAAGTCATTAGCATCAAATGTGCCTGGATCATCAATAAAATAATCAAATTTAATTGTTGGTTGATCTCCTTCAACCACTTGTAATTTACCATAATGATATACAACATCTGTAAATTCACCTTTTTTTACTTTAATAGAAGTAACATTATCTTCGTTTGCGTTATCTACGAAAATATAATCAATACCTTCTTGAGGCCAAACCTTTTCTTTTTTATTCGACCATAATTTCATTTTCTTCTTCCTGCAAAATAGAATTAAAACCAATACTATATTTTTGACAAATATATTCTTTAAATTTATTACTCTTTAATATTTCTCTCCAAAATTCTTTTGTGTGTGTATCTGATTCACGAAATTTTTGTGTATCGATTTCGCCAGTATCTTGATTTATTTTTGCATACCAACCTGCGGCTGGTTTTGCAACAAAGTTTCCTTCAATTGCAACCTCTAAAAGACCTGAGTATTTTTGAATACCGCCATCAAAAGAAACTGTGATAGGCACTTTTGATTTTTCTTTTACAAAGCGAGACTTTTCAATATTAATAATAAAGTTATAGCCTGTGATTTCACCGGCAGTTTTTTCTTGTTGACGGCCAACAATCCAAATTGTATCAGCAGAATAGTAAGAACCTGTGCCGCCACCAACGATATCTTTTGGAAACATGCCAATTTCTTTGTATGTGTGATTTACAACAATCATTGGTACATCTTTAATTGTAAGATGCGGTGTAACCATACGAAAGAGAGATTTAATTTGTTTTGCACGAGTCATATCCGCAACAGATTTACCTTCAAGTGAATCTTCAACTTCTTTACGAGAAGCCAAATTACCAATTGAATCAACAACAATAATGACTCGATCATTTTTATCAAGACCTTTTAATTGATTCATAATGTCATGTTTTAACTCTTCAATATCAGTAATTGGTGTATGAAGAACTCGATCCATATCAATACTAAATGTTTCAAAATATTTCTGTGGTGTGCCAAATTCTGAATCATAAAAGAGAACAATTGAATCTTCATACTTTTTCATGTAAGAAGATGCTAACAATAAAGCAAATGCTGTCTTAAAATGTTTTGATGGGCCTGCTAACATTGTAAGACCAGTTGTTAAGCCACCATCTAATGAACCAGAAAGAGCAACATTAACCATTGGAACATCTGTAGGAATTACATCTTTTTCATTAAAAAATTTTGATTTAGCAAGAATAGATGATTCTTTAATTGTCGTATTCTTTTTCAATTTATCAAGCAAACTCATTCTATATCTCCATTTCTTTTAAATTTAGCAAGTTTTTCTTTGGGTATAATTTCGTATATTTCATCTGGATATTGTATACTATATTCGGGCTCTTTGTCAACCTTTTCCTCGGTTTTTACCACAAATTCTTTGTTTGGTATGCCTTTATAATTTTGGTATGATTGTTGTGAGGCAATTAATAATAAAATAGCAAGTGGATCAAATACAACAATGATTGTAATAATTACGGTTCTTACAGCTTTATCTATAAATGATGGATCTTCTTTTTCATAAAACATTTCGGCGATGTATTTGATTGGACCAATTTCTGCCGATAATTTGTTTTCTTCAACCATCAAAGGCAATTTTTCTTGTGTTAACTTTTTTAACTCTGCTTGTGTAACACGAATATCACGGTCAACTCTTGGATTAATTTTTTCAGGATCAGATGCTTGCTTAAGCAAATATTCTAATCGATCACGAGCAATCTTTTCTTGTGCTTCAATTGTTTTTAGCTGAACCGTATTTGCACCAAGAGTTACATTTGATTCTAGGTGCGCCTTTGAAAGATAACCAAAAATACCCATTGATGTAATAATCATTAACAAAACAACCGCAGTAGAAAAATAATACTTCATTATTTTTGCAGTTGTATTCCAATTATTATAAACCCACGAAACTGTAACAAGTTTAGCAACTTCTAACGCTGCACCCATGAAAATGATGGGCCAAAATGAACCTGGAAATATTTGTGCTAAGCCAATTACAGAATAAAATGCTGCAATGATAGAAAGTATTAAAGCAGTTGCAAGTGGAAAAATGACTTGTATCATGCAAAAAAATCTTCTATAGAATTTTGTTTTTCTGTTTTCCAATTCATACAATCTAATACAACACGAATTGGCTCTAAAAATGCTTTCTCAAACTGCATATCATAATCAATAAATTCTTGTAAATCTAATTCTTTTGGCAATCGCTGAGGAAAACTAATAACTGTATCTTTAACTGGATTTGGCATTTTTAAATATGCAAACTTTAGTTTTTCGCCTTCTTGTATCATAGGATACTTATTTTCTAAACCCATCTTTTTAATATGAAAGTTATACAAAATAGCACCTTTGACATGAATTGGTGTGCCTTTCTTATACAATGTTGCTGAATCAGAATACTGTGCGATGCCATTGCAACCTCTTGGTGATGACACTTCTTCTGGTGGTAGTTTGTTGAAATGATCACGAAATTCAGCAACAAATTTATGCACATCTTCTTCGGTGCCTATCATCATTAGATTTAAAACATGTTTCATTTTTTCACGAATAACAGACGGTGTAGATGACTTGACCATTTCTAAGCCCATCACTTTAAGTTTAGGCTCTTTATAGGCAACACCCTCATTATTATGTACATTTAATGCGTAGCGTTTTTTAGCAGTCCATAAACCTTTATCTGCCAACGCTTCACGCTTCATTTGCATTTTTTGAGAGTATGCGTGAACATAGTCAGCAAGCTCTTGATAGCTCTCGTCAATAAAAGGTTGTATTTTATCTTCACAGACCTTGTCCATGAAGGTGATAATTGAATTAGTGTCCGTCTTTTCTTTATATATTTTATCAACAAGTTCACCAAGACGGAGATAAATGCTGTCTGTATCTGAAGCAATAACATAATCTTTTTCTGTTTTTAATAATTTGTTCATAAACAGATTGAGTTTCTTCTCAATCCACCGAATACTTAATTGACCTGCTTGTGTAACTGCAAGAGCTTGGCGCAAATCATAGAAACGAAAATATTGTGAGCCTAAAGCACCGTAAGCAGAGTTTAGCGATACTTTCTTTGCAAGCTGAAGATTATTGTACCGTGCAATTAGCTTATCTAATTCAATCTTTTTCTTTGGGTTAGTTTCACTTTGATAATCTTGTTGTGCCTTAATCATTAACTTCTTAAACTTTTTACGGTCTTCATACATTTCTTCCATCATTTTTGGCAGAAAACCTTGTTGCTTTGTCGTGAAGTATTGGCCGTTTGGTGTTAAAGTTACACCATCTAATTTACTTGTATCTACTTTCATATCAAGCATCTTATCAACACTTACACCCTCAGAAATAAGTCGCCGCATTTCAGGTGTGTATTCGTGCGGTTCAATAATTGTTTCTGGTGAAATGTTGTATTGAATTAGCAAATGTGGATACAGTGAGTTTAGGTCAAACGATGCAACCCAATCGTGTTTGCCAACTTGTGGTTCTTTAACATACGCACCTTCAAATGCTGATTCTTTTTCTTTGCGTTCTTTTGGTGGAACAATAATCTTTCGTTCCATCAAATAGCAATTAATTAGAGAGTCCCACATACGAGTTTGAGTAAATACATCTTCAAAGTTCGTTTTGGTATCATATGCAAGAGTTACAGCAAGTTCAATTAACTTTAGTTTATCTTCTAGGTCAACAATCAATTCTACATCTTTGATATTATATTCAATAAACTTTTGATAGTTTAGTTTATAAAGCTGATGTAGATTATCATATTCAGAATAATCTAATTTGCTGGTACCAAGTTCTATGGATGCAATATGGTCTAGTTTGTAGGACTCTTGAGACTTACCTGAAGGAGCATACCAGCGGTATAACTCAATATAATCAAGACAAGAAATACCGAGAATCTCATATGTTATTTGTCTCTTACCCTTAATAATTTTTTCACGCTCAACAATACCATTCCAAGGAGACATTTTCTTGGTCAAATCTGGCCCAAGAATTTTTTGCATACGATTGTGCAGATACGGAATATCAAAGAACTTAATATTCCAACCAGAAACAATATCTGGTGTATTTTTTTCCCAATCAGTTAGAAATGTTTTAAGAAGTGTGTATTCATCATCACATTTAATATAGTCAACATTTTCATTAGAATTGACAAAATCACCACAACCGTAAACACTTAACCTTTTATTTAGTCGTTTTACAGCTACGGCTGTCACCGGTTCGCTGGCGGTTGAAGGATCTGGAAAGCCGTTTTCTGACCCTACCTCAATGTCTATGATGGCTATGTCTAAGTCGTTTATGTCCCAATCTATGATACCTTTTTGTGTGTCGGCAATATAAGCATACTCTAGTCTGGTATTACCAAACATTTTAAAGTTTTGCACTTCTTCATAACGCTTAATAAAATCACGAGCTTCACGGATAGAGCCAAATGATTTAGGTTCTAATACATCGCCTTGTAGTGAGCGCCATTCGGTATTCTTGTTAGTTGGAAAATACAAAGTCGGAGAGTATTCAATTTTTTGTTTAACTCTCCGACCGTTATTGAAGCCTCGATACATAATGTGATTACCAAAGCATAGAACATGAGTATAATATTTTTTAGTCATTCATACATTATATCATATTTTTGGAATAGAAGAGGCAATTGTAATACCACTGCCAAACATTTTATTATATTGATTTTCCAACTCACGGCTAGGTGTAGTCAAACATAACACATTATCCATTGTAATTTTAATGCCTGTATTAAATTCTTCAGCATATTCTAAAAACGGTGCAAAACCTATCATTGGGCCTTG